CACCACCTTTTTTTGCAAACTCTTGTACCCACATCTCACTAAACATAGTTGTGTACTGTTGCATATCAAAACCTTGATGATCTAAATATTCCCAAGACTTTTGACCAATGTAATTTCTAAAATCTAAGAAGTCATTATCAGCTGTTAGTGGTGATGAATGATATGATCTTCCAAAATCACCATTTTCTTTTATATGTTTTTTAGCTTCTGGAAAATTTCTAGCAGCTTTAATATATTTATTAGATGCTTTAGTTAAAGATTTTAAAAACTCTGGTTTTTGTTCTGACCAAATAGTTGTGTTAAAGTAATTATTTATATACATATTATTTAAATGGTTTTCCTAAATGCCAAACAACAAGACTATATCTTGTGCCTGATGTTACGGGTTTAACTCTATGCCATACAAAAGAAGGAAACACAATAATAGATCCTTTAGGTAAAATCTCTTTTGCTCTTCTTAAATGTTGACTTTCATCTCTCATATGTGGATCGTAGTTTCTAAAATCAAATTCTAATTCACCACCTGTGTATTCTGAACCATCTGTTAATTGACAAGTCATAGATAGTTTTCGAATTCTGCCGTGTTCATTTGTATTAGGTTTATCATAAGGTTTATCCCAACTATCACAGTGCCAATCATAATATTGGTTGTGTTTATATTTTGTAAACTGACAAGATTCACTTCTTTCCCAATCAAAATTCCAACCAGCATTTTTGTTAGCCTTATGAACATAGGGGTGTAACTCTTTATATATCCAAGTATCATCAAGCCATACTAGATCTGACTTTCTTTTTGTTTGCATATTTTTAACTTGGTCTTTATTTAATTTTTTATCTCCATAACCACCTGTTCTAGCCATTACTTCTTCTTGTGAATTTGCATAAGCTATTACATCATCACAGAACTTTGGTGTAAGTGCTGCAGGAAAATGCCAAAAGTAATTAGATATATTCATAAGTTATTGTTTGTATAAAGTTTAATGAATCTTTTTGATTATTAGTTAGGTAATACATATTAGTTGATGGAAACATTATGAACATATTATTTTTAAGTTCTATATCCCAACTTCTTCCTTTACGTCTATTATCTTCAAAGTGTATTCGAACATTACAATCTTTAACTTTAACGCCGTAAAGCATAGTAAAGTCTGGAGAGTTACGTAAATCTACAGGATCAATATTTAATAAAGGTAAAGATACTTGATGAGGTTTATAAATATTACCCCAAGTTTTTTTATTAACTAAATTAATATTATGTTCAACACCAATAAAGTCTCTCATATATGTATTTAACATATCCCAAGTTCTTGAAAATGGAAATTCTTTAAAGTTAAAAGTAGATTGTAAAATATCGTTGGTAAGTTTTTCTTGGTCTATCTCAAAACCTTTCGGCATATCGACATCACCATAATATAGAGCTTGTTCACTTAAAACTTTCTTGTTCATACCTACGACCATAGATAATAAATTTAAGTTAAATTGTCAAGTATTAAGAAACGATTGGAGTAGTAACTAAATCCCAAGATTGACCAGATTCATTCCAATCATAATGGTATCTATTATCTACATCTGCTGTTTGTTCAGCTGTTAATGCTGGAGCATCACCGATAGGTGATTTCCAAGAAGCTGATTCAATATGTTTTACCCAAGAAGTGTAAGGTTTTTTAGACCAGAAGATATTATTATCTTCGTCCCAAGTAGAACCTATACCTGCGTAGTTTCCTCTAAATGCTTTAGAGTTATCACCTGATGAATGTGTATTAGATGTTGTATTGTAAGATGTTTGAATCCACATTTGTGCAGGCCAATTATTATGTGTCTCTAAATATTGTTGTCCTACTGTTTCATCTTCAACGCCATCAGCGTTTAACATATCACCATTATTCAAAGTAAGTACTTGAATAACTTTTCCGTTTGATCCTAGTTTTGCAAAATGTGCCATAATTATCTCCTTATATCTTATTTGTTATTGTTAGTAAATACATATTAATTATTGAAATTTGTATCTTATTACTACTACACCTGAACCACCATTACCACCAGCGAATGGAGAATTACCTGATCCACCACCACCACCTCCTCCTCTATTAGTTGTTCCTGTTCCAGCAGTTGTTGGACTGGGTGAACGACCACCTCCAATACCACCTGTTCCACAAGGATTTGCTACCACACCACAACCATTATTTCCACCTGGAGCACCACCTGCATATGCTAATGATGAACCTGTAATTGCATTTGTTATACCTGTTCCACCTGAACCAGACCCTGGATAACCACCATCACCACCTGGAGCACCAGCATCAGTAGCTCCACCACCACCTGTACCTCTATAATTACCTGAAGAAGGATTACCACCATTTTTTCCTTGAGGAGGACTTACAGGAGGTGTATTTCCACTACCTATTGATCCCGAGCCATTTGATCTAACTCCACCACCTGATCCACCTGGAGATCCTGGTTCAGAACCAGTTGATCCACCTCCGCCTCCACCCGCTGATGTAATACTTGAAAAAATTGAATTTGCACCATTAGCTCCTTTTGCTGGACCAGAAGTAGAACCTGCTCCTCCTGCACCTACTGTTATTGGGTAAGGTTGAACTGAAACTGATAAAGCAGATACACACGCTCCTAAAGGAGACGCTGAATAACAACCTGTTGAAGTTCCAGCAGACATTCTAGCTCCACCTGCTCCGCCACCTCCTCCACCATTTTGACCACCACCAGCACCACCTGCTACAATTAAATAATCTACTGTACTTCCACCTCCTGCAGCATTACCTAAACCAGATACACAAAGTGCACCTGGTCCTGTAAATGTATGAATTTTAAAATTTCCTGATGTTGTTATTGTTCCACCTGTTGCTGCTATATATTCTGCTGTTGGAGCTTCTGATTGTAAACCTGAATCTGTTACTAACCAACCTTGTGTTGAATCTATATAAACTAATGTTACTGCAATACCTTCTACATCTAAAGTTGCATTAACAGTTGAACCACCAATTTTTTCTGAACCATTTGTATCTATTGTAACTTTATTTGTATCAAAAGTTCCTGCGTAATCTTTTATTGCAACAACAGCTCCTGCAGTTCCTGCTGGTAAGTTAACTGTTACTGCTCCACCACTTGTATTTACAAAATATCCTTCACCAGCAACTGCTGTGAAAGTTGATGTCTTAACTGTTGTTACCCAAGAAGCTGAACCTGTTGCACCAAAGTTTACTGCTGTACCTTGGTTGTTAATTGTTGCACCACTAGGAATTGTAAATGTATCACCACTATCCCCTAATGTGAATGCTGTTCCTGATCTTGGACTAATTTTATTTACTTTTATTTCACTCATAATTTTTATCTATTGAAATTTGTATCTTATTATTACCACACCTGATCCACCATTACCACCAGCTGGTCCATTACTACCACCACCACCGCCTGTGTTTGCAGTTCCTGCTGCTCCAGAAGCACCACCACCACCAGGTGTTGCTGAAGGATTAGGTGAATTACTTGAACTCACTTGTCCGTGTCCATTTCCTCCACTTGCTCTAGTAACTGGTGATGCATTAATTGAAGTTGTTGCACCAGCACCGCCTGATCCACCTTTCGTAGGGTTAGCTGGGCCTGGTTGTCCTGCAGCTGTTGCTCCACCACCTCCTGCTCCAGTTGTATTACCTGGACTTATAAGTGCGGCAGTACCTCCTGCAGTTCCTTGTGGTGGACTAACTGGTGGAGTATTACCTGCTCCTCCACAACCTGTTTGATAACTACCACCTCCTCCTGAACCTCCATTACCATTAGGACTAGCGTTTTCTCTTCCACCTCCTCCACCTGCTGATGTTATACTTGAAAAAACTGAATTTGCACCAGCTGCTCCTGAATTAACGCCTGGTCCGGGTGCGCCTGATCCGCCTGCACCTATTGTTATTGGATATCCTTGTGCTGTTACTGTAATAGGTGTTGATCCATTCAAAGGTGAAACTGCATAGCAACCTGAAACAGGTGCTCTAAATTCTCTAAAACCTCCTGCGCCACCACCGCCCGCACCACCTCCACCTTTTGCACCACCACCTCCACCTGCTATATTCATATATGAAACTGCATTTTCTGGAGCTACACTTGATGTTGCAGACACATTAAAAGTTGCAGGTCCTGTAAATGTATGAATTTTAAAATCTCCTGAAGTTGTTATTGTTCCACCTGTTGCTGTTAAAAATGTTCTACCTGTAATATTTGATGTTGAATCCATAGTATTTTTCCAACCCTCTGTTGCATCAACAAAAACAAAAGTTACTGATTGACCTTCAACTGACAAAGGAGTACTTGAATTTGTTCCACCTATTTTATCTGAACCGTTTGGTGCTATTGTTAAATTATTTGTTTGAAAAGTGTTTGTATAATCTACAACAGAAACTATATTTCCTGCGCTACCTGCGGGAAGATTCATTGTAAATGCACCACCTGCTGTATTTGCAAAATAACCTTCACCATTTGCAGCTGTGAATGTACTTGTTTTAATTGATCCTGTTTGCCAATCGACAGTTCCTGTTCTACCAAAACCTGTCTGACTTGCACCAGATGCTAAAGCAATTGTATCACCACTAGCGCCAAGAGTAATTGTATTGCTACTCTCCTTAATGATGTTTGCACCACATTGATTTTGAATATTGTTTACTTTAATTGTACTTGTCATATTTTACCTATTGAAATTTGTATCTTATTATTACTACACCAGATCCGCCAGCACCAGTTGGTGCATTACCACCACCTCCGCCGCCACCACCAGTATTAGCTGATCCATCAGTTGCTGGTCCACCAGGAAAACCACCTGGACCACCACCACCTGAACCACCATTACATCCTGTAGCACCATTACTACTTGCACCACCTCCACCGCCAGCTCTTGTTACTGCTGAAGATGTTATTGAAGTTGCAACCCCATTACCTCCTATACCACCACCTGAACTTGGAGAAGTTCCTACTTGGCCTGCAGCGCCAGCGCCACCGCCGCCACCACCTTTATTTCCAGGACCATTAAAACCAGGTCCACCAGGATTTCCTTGAGGAGGACTTACGGGAGGAGTATTGCCTGCTCCACCTGCACCTCTACTTCCTGGAGGTCCTCCAGGTTGTCCACCACCACCACTTCCTCCTGCATTACCTGCAACTGGTGATCCTGCATTACAACCACCTCCACCTCCACCACCACCTGTTG